GACAATAGATCCTCGAAGTCCTCAGACTCTTCAAAGCTGAGGGTTCGAGCATTGGGAAGATCAACAGAAGTACCCCCGACGGTGCCCGTTCCGGACACGGTCGAGAGCTTGATGTCGCGAATACCAAACGGAAGTGTCTCGGCGAGTGCCATTGATCACTCCCCCTTTCGCGTCACTGGATCCCTGAACTTGCGTGTTTCCAGGAGGGCACCAGTGATGGCATCAAATCGGTGAATGACTCCGAATTTGCTGCCGTTCCCGCAGTAAGAAGACCTGCACTTGATCTCGACGGCGCCACCGTCGAGGACAGCCAAGAGCGTGCCTCGCTCACAGCGAAGTTCTTGCATGGCGATTGTATGGGTTTCTTGATCAGCCTTTCGGCTTATCAGCCTCGGCCGCGTCGTCACCCTTGAGCTCGCGGATCTTGAACTCGTCGTCGTGGTCCTTGAGGTACTCCAACAGCGTGGCGTCGGGGTTTTCGATGACCGCCGGCTGCCCCTTGTACCAACGCAGATCCGGGGCCACAACGCCGATCTCATCGAACTGCTTCTTGGAGATGGTGCGGTCGGTGACCTCGGCGCCCGGGCCGATGAAGTCGACTCTGAACTTAGCCATTACGAGCTTCCCCCTATGAGATTGAACGAACTTGATCTTGTAATTCCGCCGTACTCTTCGGCCGGAAGATCAGGTGAATCGCCGGTCCAATCTATCTGAGCGATGTGCTCAGATCCGACGACACGATGCGTGATCGCGACCAAATAGTTGCGGAAGCTCTTGAGCGCTGCGTCGATCCGCAGGTACGAGCCGGGCTCGTCGTAGAACCAGATCTCCAGCCCCGGCACTGCTCTTCCGGAGGCGCTGGGAATGCCGGCCCGGTAGCGATAGACGATGAACGGAAACTCAGGCTGATCATCGACGCGCGGGCAGCCAGATGGTTGGGTCGACCTCGTCCAAGATCGCCTTGACGACAGACCTCATATTCGCGCCAGCAGGTTGTGGTACTGGTCCATCACCCTCGGGCCCATCTGTTCGATGGTGGGGTTGATGATCGCGTACTTGGCGGCGTTGGCGATCTCGAGCCAGATGCCGTAGGAGACCTGGTGGTAGAGCAGGATGCCGATCTGGTCGCCGTCCTGGTAGGCGTGCGCTGCAAGGCCGTTGCGGGCGTTGCCGGTGCGGTCGGTCCACGGCGCGTTGTTCTTCATGTACGCCTCGACCTCGGGCGCCATCCGATGGGCAGTGATCATGGCCGCGCGCTTCACTTTGGCCGGCCCCTGCTTGAGGTTGCGGCTCAGACCGTCTTTCCAGACAATGCCGGCAAACTCACCGGCGACGTCGATTGCAAACTCTTGGGACCCCATCAGTCGATGTCCCCCTCAAGAGTCAGGCCATTGCTGCGGAGCCAGGTGTCCTTGGCCAGCTCGATCATGCCGAGGCCTTCGATCATGGTGAGGCCTTCGGTGGCGTCGAGAGTGACGATGTCACCATCTGATTCATCGGAAATCGTTCGGACGATTTCGATTCGCGCTACCTCTACAACTTCGGCCATCACAGGTCCTTCCGGACCTTCACGTCGGCCTTGGTCTCGTACAGCGGACTCCTGCGGATGCTGATCACCTCGTACGTCTCGCCGAAGCAGTCGAAGTAGTCGTTGCGCTGCAGGGCCAGGCCAGGCTCGCCGACCAACACATAGTCGGGCCGGTCGAGCTGCCCGTTGGTGGTCTGGGTGATCGGGTTCGAGGTCGCATTGTCGGCACCCTGCGGGACCATCCGGACGGTCTTGTCCACATGCAGGAGCAGCGGAGAGCCGCTCTTCTTCCTACCGCCGGCGCCGTCGGAGATGTAAGTATCGCGCTTGATCGTGATCACCGACGGGTCGGCAGCGATGAAGGCCTGCGTGTTGGTGACGTTGATGTCGTATTCGGTGATCATCTGCGCATGGGGCGCGAGCGCGCCGTTCGACCGGGATTGAGAAGGGCGGCCTGTTCGCCGGCGTAGATGCCAGCGTAATACTCCAGCATCTCCTTGGCCTTGTCGTGGGCCTGACTGTTCTTGCGGCTGGACCCGCTTTCGGTGACATCGACCAAGGAGGCTGTGGCCGACGTCTGGGCTCCCCAGAGATCGGCCGCAGCCCCGTTGATGCCCTTGGCGTCGATCAGAGCCGAGAGCTCAGCGTCGGTGAAGTCGCCCTGCGGGGCGATGCGCTGAAGCCTCGTGATGTCTGTTCGAGACGCCATGGTGGTGCTCCCCTACTTACTCGCCGGGGACCGGGTGAGAGTCGCCGAGGACGCTGTCACTGCCTTCGTTGATCGACACCGCCTCCGCGCGCTGCAGGCTGGAAGCCAGCACAGCGTCGTTCTCTTCGAGACGCAGCACCAGCTCGGCCTTGTTCCCGCTCTTGTCGAGCTGCCGGTTGGTCGCCAGCTCACGCAGCGCCTTGATGTTCAGGTCGCCGTACTGGCCTGCATCCGCCGTTGCTTGATCCTTGGCAGCCGCTGCCTCTTCCACTTCACGCATGCGGTCCTCGATGTCATCGACACCATGGACCTCCCTGGCTTCTACGACGAGCCATGGGCGCTGACGGAGGTGGGCAACGCTGTCCACGTCGAGGTTGTCGACGTCGATTACTCGTGCCATTCCTGTTCTCCTTTAGATGGGAGGAGTGCCCGGCCCCAGCGAGGCCACCCGAATGAGGCCGGGCTCTCCAGCTCCCCCGCGCGGTTATACGTATGCGGCTGGGATGGTGTACGTGCCGGAAGCAGTCACCTGCATCACGACGCCGCCGCCGCGCTGCCGGATGCCGGTACCGAAACCACGCTGGTAGTACGAATCGATCAGCGGGTAATCGGGCACAGCGCCCTTGACGAGACGAAGACCTCGCAGCTGCGAGTTGGTGTGCTCGCGCAGGCCCACGAGGTTGCGCAGGTTCGCGCGTCCACCGGTACCGATTCCGAGCATGTAGCCGGTCGGGATGAAGTCATCCTCAACGATCAGCCACGGGCCGTAGGAACCGATTGCGCTCAGTCCGGCGTAGGTGTTCTGCGGCTGCGAGCCACCGAACAAGATCACGTCGATCGGCAGGTAGCTGGCCGGCGTGCCCACTGCTGGGATGAAGTCATAGGTCGCACCAGAGGCCACACGGAACGTGCGGATGGTATTGCCCTGTTGACGGTTGACGAACAGAACGTGCTTGACGCCGTTCTCAGTCGAGTAGCCCTTGGCCCGCAGCTTCTCGTACATGTCGGTGAGGTCGTCATGCTGCACGGTGGCGTTGCCCGAGGTGATGTAGTGCGTCTCGGAGCCACTGAAGGTGTTCGTCTTGTAAGGCGGGGGAACAGTGCCGTCCGCGTTGTACAGCGGGTACACGCTGACCAGCTGGCCATTGATGTCCGCCGTGCGGTTGACGTTGTTGAAGACCGCCTTCATCACGTTCTGGAAGAGCAGGTTGTTGTCTGCCTCCAGGATCTGGGAGTTGATCGCCTCGATCTGGTTGGCTGGCGCGTCGGCCAGGAACTTCCAGGTGAAGCGGGCTCCGATGTCGTACCAGTCGAAGTCGTAGCCCAGGTTGAAGAACGCTCCGGCCGGACGGATGCCGCGAGGCTCGCCGTACTCGGACGCCTTCTCGAAGGCTGCGTACTGGATTTGGGGTACCCGTTCGATCAGCTCGGTGACCGGGAAGGTCAGCAGGTCGATGAAGACCTGGCGCTGAGCGTTGACCAGAGCAACAGCGGCCTGGAACTCGTTCCAGATGTTGTTGAGGTCAAACCCGTCGATCGTCTGGGTGATGATGTCATTGGCCGCGTTGAACCCCTGCGGGGTCGGCATGGAGCCGGACACCGAGAAGTTATGCCACGCGAGCGCGTCGAGGTAACGAGACATCAGAGCGTCACCACCAAACGGTCCGCCTCGACGGTGTAGCCGACGCGGGTATTCGAGGTGGTGGTGAGGGTGAGAAGGCCAGTGGTCGCGTCTGCGTAGTACTGGGCTCCAGCGGTGAGACCGGTGTCTTCGATGATCTCTGAGCCGTTGCCGATGATGTCGCAGCGCTGCCCTGCCTTGTAGTTGGTCTTATCGGCGATGATCACACCGATAATGAGTCCAGCCGCGCCCCCTCGAACGACCTTGCCGGTGCCGTTGATGCTGACACCGATGACCTTGTTCCAGTCAGCCTGGGCAATGTCGGCGTTGAGGGTGCCACGGGTGACCCCGACCGCAGATTCGGTCTTGTCGACCCGAGCAGTCATTGTCTAGTGGCTCTCTTTCTTGATCAGGAACTCCGAGGAGTTGTTTCCGATCCCTGATCCGAGAGCCGTAGATCAATAAGTCCTGTGGTGTCTCAGAGCAGGGAACTTCGCGGCCAGAGCTTCGAAGTCGGGCGACGTCGGATCCGGCTTGGCGCCGTTGGGCGCGTCACCTGTCTTGGGCGGGGCCTTCTTCTTCTGCTCTGGTTCGGCCACCATCCATGGATTGGCATCTGCCAATGTCTTGATGGCTGCCTTCAGGACGTCGGGGTTTGTGACCTCGCCGTCCTTGACCTCGACTGCTGAGAGATCGACCAGCTTGAGAGCCGCAGCTGTGTCGTGCCACTGCACGGAATTGTTGACCAGAAACGCATTCTGAAGCGCGAGCCTGCGGTTAACCTCTTCGAGGCCGGTGATGCGTTGATCCTTGGTCGCTACTTCGGCCTTGATCTTTTCAGCATCGGTGAGCTTGGCTTGCTCAACCTCGTCACGGATTTTGCGCAGTTCATTCAGCTCAGCTTCTTGATCCTGAGTCTTCTTGAAGTGGCGATCTTTCTCTTCCGTCAAGGCTGCGATCTTGACCGTTGGGTCCGGTTCAGCCGGCTTCCCTTGGTTCGGATCGTTTTGCCCGCTCCCGGCTCCACCGGTCCCGGACCCCTCCGCAGCGGCTTTCTGATCATCTGGTTCAGCCAGGCAGATCGAAAAGTTCCGCCAGGTGGGGAGTTCGAGGCTCAACCTCTGGCTCTGCAAAATGTCCCCCTGGATGCTCGAATCGTACACGGAATTTGTCCTGTCAAGCCGCTGGTAAGTACCGGCGTGCCGCAGCCGACATGCCCGCGATCAGCGCAACCTTAGCGGCGCCGGACGCAACTTCCTGCCATCTCGTCGGCGTGTAATCGTCGGTTTCATCGAAAACCCCATCTCGAGTGACCGAATCGATGTATCGGTCGTACGCCCCGCCCCTAAGGTTTCGGTAGAACCGGGCGTTGTCGACCGTCGCCGGAACGATGTAGCAGAGGCAGAGCGGATGAGGTTTGGACGGTACGTCGCCCTTGCGATACGCGCCGCGACCAAGGCCGCCATTGCGCTCGGCAAGATCATTGCAAATATCCGTACGAGGGTGAGAGCCGCTCAGATGCCACTCGTACCCCTCGACCCAGGGCATTTCCCGGGTGTAGCGGATCGCGGTCTGGTGGAAGGCGTTGTTGATCTCCGTCCGGGCCAGCCGCATGGCCGCGTAGGAGACCCCACCCCGTACGTCTGGGTGGATGAAGCCGCGCACTTCAGCAGCAAGTTCGTGAGCCGTTAGGCCCCGCAGCAAACCCTTGGCGATCACCTGGTCGACGCGGCCGGAATGCAGCGCGATATTCTTCCAGACACGGCTGGAGAGTGACCGAAGTGACTCTTCCCGGCTAATGAAGCTATCAACGCCTGATTTGGCGGTGGCCAGGAGCGATCTCTCCAGCTGTTTTCCATCGGCGTGCGCCCCGTACAGCTTGCTCAGCGACGGCAGCGCCTCCATCGCAGCCTTGGCCGTTTCTTTCTCACCGAAGATGATCAGGTGGCCGCTGCCCTCCCACAGGTCCTGCATTCTCTGGTGCATCTCGCGAGCCACCAGCTGCTGCTGCCGGGCCCGGGACATCTTGGCGAACCCCTTGGTTTTCATCAGCCGCTCGGCCTCTTTACCGGCGTCGTCAGCGGCTTGGGAGAGCAGTTTCAGGATGGCCTTATCGGTCTGCTGGGTGTGCCTGGCGAAGGTCTTGATGGGTGCCTCGCCGGGGACGACCCGATAGCGCCGTGACGTGCGCCACTTCTCCCCGAGGCCGCGTGTGATCTCGCGCATGATCTGCGACACCGGATATAAGATCGTCGCTTGGCGCTGCGAGATGACCCCGAGGTCTCGCAAGACCTTGATCAGCTCCGGGCTGAGCACTCCCTCGCTGAGTAGCAAGCCCCGAGCTGCCCAAGACTCGTAATTCCGGCCGATCGCCACCTTGCGCCAAACCCCGAGCCCCAGGTCCGAAACATGTCCCCAAAGCTCGTACCTCTCAGGGCTGATCACTCCGGCTCTGACTAGGTTCTTCAGCATTCGCCGGCCCAAAAGGCTGTCGAATGTGACCCCTAGAACGTCCCAGGCGCTGTCCAATGCGCGCGCTTGTGTGACGGTGTCCCGGACGATTCTGCCGGCAGAGATGGTGGATCGAAGCACT